CTTCCTTATTTGGTATGCCATGTTTAGACCAGATTCACAGATACTAATTGCGGCACACAAATACGCAGGTGCATCAGACATCATGTCGAGGGTGCGTTATGCTTATGAGATGTTGCCCAGTTGGATCAAAGCAGGTGTTACACAGTACAACAGAAACAGTATAGAATTTGACAACGGTTCAAAGATATCAGCAACCACAACAACTGAAAACACAGGGCGGGGTATGTCACTTACACTTGTTTATTGTGATGAGTTTGCATTCGTGCAACCACCTGAGAAAGCCAGAGAGTTTTGGACATCGCTATCACCTACACTATCAACTGGTGGTAAGTGCATGATAACAAGCACACCTAACTCAGATGAAGATCAGTTTGCAATGATCTGGAAAGAAGCCAACAAAAGATTTGACGAATATGGCAATGATAAACAAGTAGGAACAAACGGTTTCTATGCCATGAAAGCACACTGGTCGGAACACCCAGACAGAGATCAAGTATGGGCAGATGCAGAGAAGGCCAGGATTGGTGAGGAAAGATTCAGAAGAGAACACGAGTGTGAATTCTTAATCTATGACGAAACATTGATCAACAGTATACACCTAGCAGACCTAGAAGCTACTGCACCAATTGAAACTACAGGACAGGTACGTTGGTTCAAACGTCCAACACCAGGAATGACCTACATGGTTTCATTAGACCCTAGCATGGGAACAGGTGGTGACTATGCCGCAATACAAGTTTTTGAATTGCCTACATTTGAACAAGTAGGCGAATGGCATCACAACATGACACCCATGAATCAACAAGTAAGAATATTACAAGGTATCACTAAACATCTACACGACAGCATACTGGAGAAAGATGCTAGTGCCACTCCTCAAATATTTTATTCAATGGAGAACAACTCAATAGGCGAAGCGGCTCTATTAAGAGTCATGGACATAGGTGAGGAACACATACAGGGTATGTTTTTATCAGAACCTATACGTAAAGGACACAGACGTAAGTTTAGAAGAGGATTCAACACAACTGCTAAACATAAAATTGACGCTTGTACAAAATTTAAAGAGCTTATAGAAAACGACAAGATGAAGATACACTCACAGTTACTAATATCAGAACTGAAGGACTTTGTTGCAAGTGGTATGAGTTTCAAAGCCAAACCCGGACAGCACGATAACCTTGTTAGTTCTTGTTTGTTAATGACTCGTATGATGAAGGTATTAGCAGATTTTGACCCAAAAATATTTGAAAAATGGACAGATAGGCAAAGTGAGTTGGCACCAATGCCTATATTTGGATCGTTCTCAGGATAATAAATACACTGTATGAACCCTAAAAATTCACAAGATTTATTCAACAAAATAAGATCACAGTTCTCAAACATTAGATTGGGTGATGAGAATGGTGCCGCTACAGCCGATCCAATGAGTGCTGTATTCTTTGAATTTGATTTTGAAGAGGATGCAGATACATTTGGCTCAGTAAGTATATCGCTAGGCGATGGAGACAGAATGAAAGTTTACTACAACAGGGATTTGGTAAGCAAAATTGATGAGGATAGTAGAGACGAATGGTATGCTTTCCTGAAAGAACTTAAAGACTTTGCTGTTGAGCATCAAATGGGGTTTGATGTGCGTGATATTACAAAAAATAACCTAACGAAGCAGGATTATAATAATCTTGCAGATACGAACAAAACGGTAAATACTGATGAAATGTCAGAAGAACTAGCAAGAATAACAAAATTAGCAGGCGTCACTGAAGGCTTAACGGGCACCTCAAAACGTTCATACGAGAACCTAGAAAAAACAAAATTAATTATAAGACACAAAGGCAAAGTTGACGAAACTGTGCCAGGTGCAAGATCAAGACAGATACAATCATTGTACATCGAAAACGAAGACGGGGAGAGATTCAAATATCCAATGACTCATTTATCGGGTGCTAGAGCAATGATGAGACACGTGTCAAATGGTGGAAGACCACATGACGAGTTTGGACAACATATTGTATCAACATCAGAAGACATAGCAAAATTAAATTCATTCTCACGATATGTTACTAACAAAGATCAATTGAACGATAACGCAGGTGACATCATAGAACAGACTAAATTAAAACTTGAGAATCTAAGAGGTTACATGAAGAACCTTTCTAATCAAACACATTATGAAAACGCAAGTAAAGATTTCAAAACATCAGAAGAACAAGTATTAGACGATGAAACTGTTAACAAAATGAGAGAGAAATTTACAATGACTAATTTAGACAGCAGAGTTGAAGATGCACTACCAATTATAAACAGAATAATGAGTGAGTTGGAAGCACCTAAAGAAGAACAAGTAAACGAATTGGATCCTGGCGATGAACCAATTGATGCGCCTATACAGGCGCCAGTCGATCACGGTGCGGTCGTGCAAAGTTTCTTGAATGATCCTGATCAAAAATTAGTATTAAGGAAAGACGATTCTGCAGACAAGATGTTGAGAGTAACAAAATTCACAAACAAGAATACAATGTTAAGTTCTATACTATCAGACATAGCATCAAGACTATTGACCAAATCAGGCGAGGAAGATAGAGTGGCTAACTTTGCTTCTAGAGTTGCAGACGAAATGGAACAAGAAAATTCAGCAACGTTCAAAGCTACACCCGACTATATCAAGAACAAAAAAATTGCAGTGCAGTTGGCAAAGAGATACATCGACGACTACAAAAAAATGCAATCAGACCCAGAATACGGAAAAGAAGTGAGAATGGAGCCAGGCGAATTTGCACCTAAGAAAGATATCAAAGGTAAAGCAAAAGAGATGGAAGCATTTGAAGGTTGGGTAAGCAACGTTGGTGAAGCAACACAGAAACCTTACGTGTCAATGTACAAAGGAGAAGACGGAAAACAAGTTTACGATGTGCTAGACAAAGACGGGGAGTCAGCGTTCAAGACAGGTGACTACGATGCGGCAAGAGAATACCTATCACAAAACTATAACAAATTAAGAGAATATGCCACAGCACCAAGAGATGAAGAAGACAGAGAAGCTAAACTTAAAGCATTACAAGACTTGCAAATGGATCCAAAACTTAAAGATCCAGAATCAGTACAAGCAATGGTGCAACGTAAAAAAGAATTAATGAAAGAGCCAGTCACGGCAGAAGGCAATGAATTCGCAAACGCAGTTAGAAAAGCAAAAGCGGCAGGAATGAAGTCAGGAGATAAATTTAATGTTGGCGACAAAGAGTACACACTCAAAGATGCTATTGAGATGGCAGGATTACAACTTGAAGAATTTTTCTCAGCAGAAGACAACGAGCCAGACATGGTCATCAGAGATCCAGATGACGAAGCGGATGATAAAGATCAAGAAATAGCTAAAGACCAAGACGAAGCTGAGAAGATCAACACAGAGTTAGATCGAATCAAACAACTAGCTAATATTTAATAAACCTCCACATTACCAATAATAGTAGTAGACAACTGATAAATATAGTTGTATATTATGTACTATATGTCTGATATACATTTAGGCACAACAACAAACATAGGCACACAAGGAGGCTTACATTATGGCATCATTAGCTGAAATAAGAGCGAAGTTAAAATCTCAAGAAGTGAATCGCTCCACTTCCAACACAGGCGGAGACAACGCCATTTATCCACATTGGAATATAGCAGAAGGATCAGAAGTAGTAATTAGATTCTTACCCGATAAGGATACAAACAATACATTTTTCTGGACTGAAAGAAACATGATCAAATTACCTTTCGCAGGTATTAAAGGTCAGACTGATTCTAGACCAGTGCAGGTACAAGTACCGTGCATGGAGATGTATGGCAAAACTTGCCCAGTACTAACGGAAGTTAGACCATGGTTCAAAGACAAGAGCATGGAAGATATGGGCAGAAAATATTGGAAAAAGAAAAGTTACATTTTCCAAGGTTTTGTTACAACGAATCCATTAGCAGAAGATTCAACACCTGAGAATCCAATCAGAAGATTTATTATTGGACCTCAGATCTTTAACATCATTAGAGGAGCATTGATGGATCCAGAGATGGAAGAAATGCCTACTGATTATGTAAAAGGTGTTGACTTTAGGATCAATAAAACTACCAAAGGTGGTTATGCTGATTACTCAACATCAAAATGGTCAAGAAGAGAACGTGCATTAGACGAGGCGGAGAGAGCCGCGATCGAAACACATGGGTTACACAACCTAGGAGACTTCAGACCAAAAGAGCCAACAGAAGCAGAAGTTAAAATAATCGCAGAACTATTTGCGAAATCTGTAGAAGGTGAGGCTTACGATCTTGAAGCTTACGGACAGTACTTCAGACCAGCTGGGATGGCTTACCAAGGTAAACCACACGTCCATGTACCAACAGCATCTGCTCCGGCGGCAACACCAGTAACTGAAGCGGCACCGGTAAGTGCACCAGTGACTGCAACTGCACCACAACCTGAGGCGGCTCCGGCAACGGCGGCTCCAACGGGTGATAGTGCCAAGAGAGCAGAAGACATCTTGAAACTTATTAGATCAAGACAAGCAAAATAATCTGACATTTTACCAAGGCCCTGATATTGACGTTAGGGCCTAGGTATGCTAATATAGGATATACAAAGGATAAAATTATGACAAAAGTATTTGACGCAACAAAATTTAGAAAAAGCATTACAAAATCAATACAAGGTTTAGGTATTGGATTCAGCGATCCCACAGATTGGATCAGCACAGGAAATTACGCATTGAACTATTTAATGACTGGTGATTTCAACAAAGGAATTCCGTTAGGTAAGGTTACTGTGTTCGCAGGAGAATCAGGAGCAGGTAAATCATACATAGCCGCAGGAAACATAATCAAGAATGCACAGGAGCAAGGTATATTT